TTCCAGTATTAATTGCTCCGGGATATTCAAACCCGTTTGAGATAATCGAGTTGTTTGAAACTGCACCAGCCGTTGTGCCTTCCAAAAACACTCCATATCCGCCCGCAAAACTGGTTTGCATTCGGTTGCCGATGATTAGGTTGCTATTGCCGCCATCACCGATATAGATGCCGTACGCACATAATCCGAAATAGCAACCAGACACAATGTTGTAGGTGGCTTCGGTAACGCCAAAGGTTGCCACATCCATGCGAATGCATGAGCATCCTGCTGTGCTTTCACCAGTGATCCACACATTAGTAATACGTCCAAACTGCATTGAGCGCCAATCAACAACAGCGTTTGCCCCCGCAGCACTGGAAATGATTCGCATGTTGGCAATGCCGCAGAACAGTCGCGTTACGGTTGCTTTGGCGCTGTTCTCAAACACACTTCCAGATCCCGATCTGGAAATGGTTGTTGCGCCGCCCATACCAGAACCGTTGATCTGAATGCCATCGCCCTTGAATTGCAACGCTGCCGTGGTGGCATACGTTCCAGGAATCAACTGCACCACTTTATACGCATCCATTGCGGCCTGAATACTTGTCGTGCAATTTGTTGTTCCATCTCCAATTGCGCCCCACCATTGTGGAAACGCCGCTTCAATTGCGCTAGTACCAAATACAACTGATCCAGTACCAACCAATGTAAATACAGATGCGATTGGCGCATCGAACAAGCCATTGACGGTTAGAGTAATTCCGTTGTTGATGGTAATGCCACCACCGCGAATCACACGAACAGACAGCGTGGTTGGAATAGTCAGATTTGCTGCCACCGTCACAGGCGCATCAATAACAAGTTCAGCCACTGTTGCACCAATAGCATTGACTGCTGTTGCAATATCATTTCCAAAGTCCTTGACGCTCACGACATCGCGGAGCTTGGACAAGACCGTCCGTCCAACCGATGTTGCATCGGCAGTTCGGAATCCGACAAGTCCGGCACCTGCTGTCGTGACTCCAGTATTTGCCAAGTCAGTACGGAGCGCACTATCAGTCCCGCTACCTGCTGATGGAATCGGCAACCCGTTGGCATCGAAAACCAAGTATTTGCTAGCACGGACCGCCGCCGTCGGCAGCTCCATGTTCAGGTTGCCGTCCGAGATCGGCCCCTTCAGGCTGCGGCCCACGTCTTCGGACATCTGCTGGATCTGGATCGTGGCCCGGTCCAGCGCGTCCGTGATGACCTCGGGGTAGAACCCGCCCTGGTTCGTCAGGTCGGTCGGCTGAAGGTTGGCGATGTCCGACGTGATCGTGACCGTGCTCGTCGCCGAGGCAGCCACCGTCAGGTTCACCGTGCCGCCAGGGTTCGTGTTCTGATTACCGTTCAACGCGACCGTATAGTCGCTGCCGAGGACGAGCGACGTTTCAACGCCCGTTGAAGTGTTCAGGCGCACGACATTGAGGTCGGCGGCCGCAAACACCTTGAAGGTGTAGGGGAGTGCCGTGCCGCTCAAGAACGGGCCGGCGATGCGTGTAGTGCTGCTAATCGTCATCTTTGGTGTTCCTCGGCGTATCGGAGGCTACGGATCATGGGTACGGTTACGGGTACGGTAATCAACGCTGCACGCCAGTCAGCGGCGCGAGCACGGCGGTAGGTCCAGTGACTTCACCCTCCACCAGCGCCTCGATGCCGTCGATGGTGCGGTTGACCTGGGCGCTCGGCAAGCCCGTGAACGCGCCGAGCGTGTTAATGGCCGCCCTGCGGAAGGCGCGGTCGAACTCGAGCTGGCCCGCCTGCGTGGCAAGCCCGTAGACCTCGCCGACGGCCCGCAGGCCGGCAGGACCACCGTAGCCCATGCGAGCGCCCTCGGCGCCCGTCATAAGCTGCGCGGCCCCACCAAACTCGCGGACGATGACCATCGTGCCCATGAGGTACGACAGTTCCTCGGCGGCAAGCTTGCGGGCGAGCGCCTCGGGATCAAGTTCGTCCTCGCCGGCGTCGGGCTGGATTACGCTCTTGATGGCGTAGCCGAGCACGACCGGGACCACCAGCAGCATGGCATAGTCGGCGGCCAGCTTGCCCTTGCTGCGGGCCGTCATCGTCTGCACGGCGGTCATGTTGTAGACGGTATTCATGTACGAATAGAACACCGTGAACAACTTCATGGCCGGGCCGCCGCGCTCCACGGCTGCCAGGTCCGAGACAAGGCCGCTGCCCTGCGAGTCGCGCACCGCCTGGTCGGCGAGCGCCACAGCCCTGGCATCGTCCTTCCCGGCGTCAAGCGCCTTCTGGTACGCGCCGAGCCAGGTCGGGACATCCACCGACCGCTGCATGTTCATCATCAGGAAGTAGGTGCCAGCCGTTACCCGACGGGCCACCTCTGTCTGCCCGCGTACACGGTTCTTGATCTCGTTGATCTCGCGGAACTGCGTGCGACCGCGCTCAGCCATGAACGAACTCTTCTCGGCGACCATCTTGGACGACTCGAACGGACTCGTCGAGAACTGCACGATGCCCTGCCCAACGTACTTGGCACCGATGCGGACGATGCTCTGGTTGAAGCCAGTGACCTGCATGGCAGCACTAACCACGTTGAACCCGAGGCCCGAGGCGCTGATGCCTTGCCGCAGCCAGGACAGAACCGACTCGCCGGCAACCTGCTGGCCCCGCGCCCCAGTCGCGTTGTCCTTCGTCCAGTCGCGGAGCTGCTTTAGGAACTCCGGCCCACGAGTCTCGCGGACGGCGTTGGCGAACTGCGTGTCCCTCAGCAGACGGTTCGTGGAGATAAGCCACTCGTGCCACGACAGATCGTGGATCACGTCGTTCACGCCGCTGAACGCGGCGTCGAGCGTGTACAGGATCGGCCTGTCACGGACTTCCTTGGCACGTGCCTTGACGAACGACCGCCGAGTGGTGGCCGCCGTATAAGCGCCCTGTAGTTCGCGCTTGGCGTCTTCGGCTGCGTCCACGGTCGCCACCCGGTCGGATGCCACCGGGTCGTACTTGACCGGGTAGTAGCCGCCCTGGAGGGCGACCTCCTTGCCGTCCGACGTGCGGACGGTGAACGGCACGGGCGTCACCCAGGTCGGCTCCTTGCCATACAGCCGGCGTTCCTTGGCGGCGATCTCCGGGCGGTATCCGTCGATAAAGTCCCACACCTGCTGCACCGCCATCCATTCGGCCTCGGTCAGGCTCTCGAGGACGGGCTGCAGCTTCTCCATCGTCCAGCCTTCGCCGTCAAGGAGACGCTGGCGGTTGCCGTCGTTGCCGAGATTCAGGGCAATGGAAATCCGCGCTTCGCGGTTCAGGCTGCGACCGATGGACGGGAAGAACATTCCCTTGCCACCCATGTTGCCGAGCGCGAACACCGGCTTCAGGATCTCGCCGAGCTTCAGGGAAGCCTCGGCCCGCATGCGCGTTTCCATGTCGGAGGCGTCGTTCGCCGTGCGAATGATGGTGTTCCAGAGCGGTCCATCCTCCTTTCCGCCGTCAAGGATGCGGGCGATGGACGCTGCCTTCAGATGCTGAGCAGCGAACCCGCGCAGGAACGCCGCCGTGCGGCCGATCCCGGTCAGGGGCGTGCGAGGGTCGATCTGTAGTTCGCGCACCTTGCCAACTGCACGGATGCGGGTGACGATCTCGTCGCGCACTTCCTCGAACGCAGCACGCTCCTCAGCCAGACGCATCTTCTGCTCGTTCTTGCCGATGTGCTCAATCTGACGGACGGCGTCCACCAGGTCGCGGAACTCGCTGACCTTCAGTTCCTTGTAGTTGACGCGGCGCGCCTCGTCGGTGATCTCCTCGGCGATGTCCGGCACCACGCCGGCAGCCTCGAGGTCGGTGAGGTACTTCGCCATCGTGCGGCGCTCGTCGAGACGCTTCAGGCTGACCTGAGCCACCTCGAACCGCTCAAGCAGGCCGGCAATCTGGTCAGCCGCGGCAGCGCCCATGCGCTTGACGTTGCTGTCTCGCAGCACGCCGCGCAGGTACTTGACCTGCTTGTCCACGTACTCCTTGACACGCAGCGCCTCGGCGGCGAGCTGGTTCTGGTAGAGCTGAGCACGCTTGGCGCGGATCAGCGCCTGCTGGCGGTCAGCACCGTATCGCTGCACCAGTTCTTCCACTGGCTCAGTGATTCCGTAGGTGCGCTGGATGCGATCTGCGTCGCGTGCAGCCCTGGACTCGGCAGCAACAAACTCACCCGGACGCACTTCGCGGATGGTCATGTCCGAGATCATGTCGGCGGCAATTTGCTTGGCTGCCTCGAGCATGACGCGCACGGGCTGCGTCGCCTTGGCAATGTGCCGCAGCTCCACGGCCACAAACCGAGCGCGGGCCTCGTTGTGAAGCGCCTTCTGCACCTCGGCCTCGAGCGCCGCGGGAGTGTTCATTTCACCAAACCGTCGAAGCATCTCGGCGTCCGTGCGCTCGGCAACTGCTTCCTTCATGGGCTTTGCTGCCAGCAGGGCGCGGACCATCTCGTCGCCGCTGCCGTAGCCGAATGTCTCAGCCACCACGTCCGGGTCCAGCCCGTCGCGGCCGAGCATCCCGTACTTGCCCGTCCCGAGCGGGGTGATGTCCGGGCGCACGTTCGCCGGCACGGCCATCCCCGTGGCGCGGATCGGCTCGACGCTTTCAGCCGACGGCATGCCGGCGTACATGGCGCGGACTTTCTCGATATCCAGGCGGTGCGTGCCTTCAACCTCTACCTCGGCCCCGTCCGTGTCCACGAACCGACCGTAGCGCAGGTAGGTCATGGCCCGGTACACAGGTTCCACCTTAACGGTAGCGGCCACCTCGGCGGTGACTTCCTTGCGCTTGGCTTCGTGCTTCTTCTGAAGGTCGCGCAGGATGCGGGCGCGTGCGTTCCCGAGCCACTGAAGCTGCCGCATGCTGGCGGTGTTCAGGTCGGTGACGGCAGCGTCCGTAGCCTCCTGCTGCATGGCCTGGTACGCGGCCCATTCGGCGTCTGCCATGCCGCTTTCGGCCTGGGTTTGGAACAGACCCTTCATGCCACTGATGGCTTCCTGCCGCTTGATCTGCTCCTCGGACGCGAGCATGCGGTCGAACACGGAGCGCACCTCGGGCGTCAGAATCGGGAGATCGGTGCCGAACTCGCGGCGGTAGATCGCGTTCAGGTCGTCACGAATTGACTTGTACACGCGGCGCATCCACGCGGCGAGACGGTCAAAAACGCCGCGCAACTCCACGCTCGGAGCCTTGCCTTCGTACAGGTAGATCTCGAAGTTGTAGGTGACCTTCTCCTCCAGCGGCCTGCGCTGGTCGATCATCATCGTCTCGTAGTTGTCCAGGCGCTCCTGGGGCGTGGCCCCTTCCACGCCCATGAACACGAACAACGTGTCAAGATCGTCCATCACACGCGCCGGCGGCGTGGCGCTTCGCGCCATGCGGAGGTACTCGGCGATGCGGAGGTGGATCAACTCGTGCGAGAGAGTCGATACGTCACCGCCCTTGCCGACGAGGACGTTCAGAGTTCGCGGGTCGAATCCGCCGCGGGCGGGACCGGGAGCGGCCTGCTCGAATCGTTCCGATTCTCTGAGGTATTGCTCGAGGAGTCGCGTGGCCTCGAGGCGGTAAACATCAATACGCCGTCGCCCAGCAGCGCCTTCAGCTCCTCGCTTGTCCCCTTCTGCACTTGGAGCCGGCGTGGTGATTCTTGTTTCATCGTAAGAGGTCCATCCTTCATATTGCGTGATCCCAACGACACGGTCGTCACTAGACACCGCATCTGCAATTGTACGAGACAGTACATCGGCGTCAAGGCTTGAATCGATGGCAATAACCATCGAATCATCGAACGTTGCGTGCCCCTGAATGCCAAGCGGATACAGCGTGTTTGCGTACAAATCGCCGATCTGTTCCGTGGTCAAGCCTGGCTGCAATTGCAACCTGATGACGCCCGTCTTGGAAGATCCCTTAAACTCAGTCGCAGAGATTGCGAACATTGCCTCCTGAGAAAGTGATTCGCCAATTGTTCGAGCGATCTGGCGAACCAGCGGGCTTGGCGGCATCCGCAACGCGAACCCGACATTTGTATCGCCCTTCCAACCACCGACCTGCAGCACCATGTCGGCTGCGACTCCGTATTCGCGAAGCACACGTGGCACAATAGTTTCCGCGACGCGAACGCTAATCTCCTGCCGCCGCAACGGCGACAGCGCATTCCAATTTGCCGTCAGTTCCTTGTTTGCCGGATCAGGCGCAACCTCAAACATAATCGCAGCAGCCGACGGATCAGCAGCAATATTCTTCGCCTGCTCATCCGCTGCCGTTCGTGACACGCCCGAATACCCGGCATTCGGCTGCATGTCTACGGGAAGCTGGACCCACGAAGGAGTCGTGATCCCGCCGGCGCGCTGCATTACCTCGGCCCGAGCCGTGTCAATGTCGATTTCACCATTGACGTATCGCTGCCAAATTGCCGCGACCGGAGCTTTGAGGCCGCCCTTCATTGCGGCCTCGAACATGCCGCGAATTGCCTCCCACGTGATGGACTGCATCTCGCGAGGATCAATTCCCCTGGCTTCGGCAGCTCGACGGTACGCCTCATAGAACACCGCATATCCGCCGCCAAGTCCGAACATCGCATTGCCAACGCCACCGCCGAGTCCATGTGCCACAAGCTTGTCAGTTCCAGCCAACGGCATGAGATATGCGGCAGCGATTGCGTGTGTATCAATCGTTGCAAATCTCGGGTCGGCCGGATTGAACAAGTTGTTGTAGAAGTTTCTGACCTTGTGCTCGCCGCCGATCAACAGGTGAACGTTCTCTGCACGGCCGTCCACGTATGCGGCAATTGCTTTTGCGACCTCGTTGTAACTTCCATAACGAATGCTCGCCGGCGTGCCGGTTTCAGTGACCATCGGACTGCCGACGCCGCCTTCTGGGCTGATGACCGGATATGTCCTGTCATTCTTCGTCTGGTCAAACCATCGAACCATGATGGCGGCAAGGAAGAACTCGCGTTCGGTCAACAACTCGTCGAGCGTGCGATCACCGATATCGTCGATGTTTCCTTGCGCCTCTTCTACCTTGGACGTTGCCGCATTTAGCGCGCTCGAAATTTCGTCGCGCTGCTCTTGCCACTTGGCAATGTCTGCCTTGCCGCGCTTCGGCTTCTTCTCATCAAGCTTGTCGAGCTGCCCCTGCTTCTTGGTCACTTCCTTGCGGAGCGATGAGAGATATGCATCTTGCATATCCGCATCCATCTTCGTGCCGCCTTGCGTGGCAACGATGTCGATAATCCGAATTCCAAGACCGACATTCTCATACCAGTTTTTCTGCGGAGACAAAACCGCAAACACGGTTGCAGCCTGCATCGGCGACAACCCATGACGCTCCGACAGCCAGTCAACGAGCCGCCTTCCACCGACATACCACATCTTCGCACGCTCGCGAATCGAGGCATCCATCGTGTCGTGTAGCCACAATAGGTTGCCAGACATGTGGTCGATGATTTGCTCGAGCTGCTGCTGCTCTGTTGCAGTTTCGTCGATGCGAATTGGCGCGCCAAGTTCTTTGAACTTCGCGAGGTTCTTTGCGACGAACTTGGCATCCTGAAGGAAGGTCGGATAGTCCGCAAGCAAGATGTCATTCAACGCATCTTCGAGCGGCTTGACTGCGGTAGGAACGCGAGTGGACATTGCCGCCTGCTCGAACAGCTTCGGGCTGGTGATGTCGAAGCGGCGCGACAGCGGGACGATGTTGCCTTGCTCGTCGTAGGTGACGGGGTCGGCGAGTTTTGCCTGCTCCTTTGCTGGGACAACATAGACCGTGCTGCGAGTCTTGTCCTCAACTGAAACGCTGTCCATCACGTTGTTGATGATGATGCCGTCGTAGCCAGACTCAAACGCAAGTCGTGCGGCTTCTTCAACCGATACCGCGCCCTCAGGAAGCCGGCCAAACACCGTCCGCTGGTACTCGCGCCCAGGAAATGGAATGTTGTTGTTTCGCGCACCGCCGGCATCAATGACGAGCGGGTTCTGCATTCGCAGCCTCGTGCGATACACGGCAGCGTTATTGCTCGGACTCAACCACGGGTTTCGGAAGTACGTGTAACCCTGTGCGATTGACGGCTTGCTCGTGAAGAACAAGCCACGCGGCGAATCATTGAACTCTGTGAACCCACCCTTCGGGGTTCCGTGAAACGCTTCAATCGTGTACCCGCTGGCACTTGCCGCCTCGTCCACCATGCGCTGCGCCGCTTCCATGTCGCCGCGCTCGACCGCAGCGAGATAGTCTGCGTCGAGCGTGGCGGCCTGGTCGAATGGCGCGGTGACTTCTTGAACTGCGGCTTCCGGGTTGAACGCAATCACTTCAAGGTGCGAGCGGTCTTGGCCTTGCAGGGTTGAATTCACTCCTTTCACGATGATTCCATCGTGACCAGCATCTCGCAGTCGCTGTAGTTCCTCGTTAGTAATCTTCAGAACGAACGACTTGCTTGCCTCGCTGAAGACGTATGGGTTCTGAAGCGTGACCTGAAACTCCTTCGGAGCGCCATATGTCTGCGCGACATCCTTATCTCTCGCTCCGTACCATCCTCCTCCGAGGGTCGTTTCGCGACCCATCCGCTCGCGAGCAAACTCCGTCAGTTTCGCAGCGTTTGATCCACCAGGAGCATGCCACGCAGTTACCGTAATTGGACTTCCTGTGGTTGCCTTGTGCCAAGCCCTTCGGTACTGCGGCGTAGCGACGCCAAACTTATCAACGGCAGCGGCCTGCTCGAACGTCGCTACAGGCGCAATCTCGCCCTGCACGCCGCGCACCTGCAACGGCACGCCGCGCTCGCGCTGGTACTGCGCCGGCGTCATCCCGGCCTCGGCCGCGTCCACGACCACCATCGCCTGACGCAGCTTGGCAATCGTCCGCGCCTCGATGTCGGTGAACTGGCCGACCGCACGGACCTGCTCAAACGCCTCGTCCTCGACCTGCTGCGCCTCGGCGACGAACGCCGCGTCGGCTTCCTGCTTCGCTGCAAGGATCGTGCGCGCCTCCTCCACAACCGCCTGCCGCTCAGCCTCGAACGCCTGCGCCTCGGTGGCGCTCATGGCGTCCGGCGACAAGCGCATGTGCGGTAGCAGCGCGTTCCCGAGTTCCGTGTTGGCGAGCCGAGCGCCGAACTGCGAGGTCGGGATGGTCACGTCGCCGCCCGTTTCCACGGCCTGTTCCAGACGTTCGCGGATGCCGGGGAGTAGTTCCTCGAGCTGCGCCGTCGTGGTGCCGCTCTGCGCGAGCACGTCACGGGCGGTGGCCGCGTCTACGTAGATTGTTTCTGCCGGCGTGTCCTGGGCCTGTGCGGCAAGGAAACGCTCGTATCCCTGCGGGTTGCGCTGGGCAAGTTTGCTTTCCTTGCGGTTCTCGGCGAGGCCGTTGAAGAACTCCTGCTGCCGCTGCGTGGCGCTGGCGCGGCGCAAGTCCACGACAAGGTTCGCGCCTGGGCCGATGCCGCCGAGCAGAGCAGACGCCATGCCGCCATAGGCAAACGCCTCAATGACGCGGCCCGTGGCATCGCGCAGGCTCGTTTCGCTGTCGATCCCATCCGCTGCCTTGGCGATCTCCTCGGATGCGATGGCGACAATTTCCTGCAATCCTTCCTCGGCCGCTTCGCCACCGACCTGGAGTCCATATGCCTTGCCGGCCGCGACGAGCGCCGAGCGCATGGTTGGCTGCGCGATGGCCTTGGACACTTCTTCGCGGATCACCTTGGACGCGAGCGCCTTGAACGGAGCGGACGCGATCTTCATGCCGACCACTTCGATCAGGCCGTTCAGGAAACCGCCGGCGACAGCAGCCGGGATAGCCGCGTCATCGGACACTCCCTGCTCGCGCATGTCGAGGTACAGGTTTCCGGCCTCCATCGTCCCTGTGCCAGCCATAACACCTGCCGTTGCGCCGAGTGCGCCACCAGCCACGGTGCCCGCCGGACCTGCCAAGCTGCCAAGAGCAGCGCCGCCAACGGCCGCCGTGCCGATAGTGCGGAGCTGGCTGACGTTCTGCGCGATCATCTCTGCCGCTGAACCAACCAGTCCCTGCTGTCCGAGCGCCTGCATGCGCTGCGTGAGTTCTTTGGCACGGTCGAAATCGCCAGGTTCAGCGAACCCGGCCATCGCCTTCGCACCGATATCTCCGCGCTCGGACACAATTGCCCCGCGCTCGTAACCCGCGCCGACCACACGGAACAATCCGCCCTGGGTCTGAAGCATCGCGGCCTCGAGCACCAGCGGTCGAAGCATGGACAGGACACCGACATCGTCGCTCGCCTGCGCGGCAAACTCACGGTCGGCGATGTATCTGGCGAGGACCGGGTCTTTCCGCAGGAGATCCATGCGCTCCGTGTCTTGGACCATCGCCTGCCGGCGCATTTCTGCCATGTTCCGCAGCGCGATGTCCTGCCCCACGCCGAACCGCTTGCCAAGAACATCGGCCTGCGCTGCTTCGTCTGGGTTCACTTCGGATGCAGCCATGAGCGAGGATGCCATGTCCTGCTTCCGCTGCGCGGCAATGTCCTGCACGGCGCGATCAATGTCCATGTCCACAGGTTCTGGCGCTGGCATCGGGACGCCAGACATGCCAGCGACCGCCTTCTCAATGGCGTCGAAACCGGGGTCCGTGGGATTCTGGGAAGGCGCGAAACGCGCCATCTGCTGGTTGATATCGGGTTCGATCATTGAGGCTTGCCTGCGCGGAGCCAAGCCTCCGCAATGTTGCGGATGTCAGTCGGGAGTCCAGAACGCTCAAGCGCGGTGCGGATCTGCGTCATGCGTGCCGGCGGGATATCGCGGAGCATGATGTCCTGCTTGTCCACGGTCACATATGCCTGTGCGAGTTCACCAGGTGCTATCGACGCAAACGGCACTTCGGGATCACGACCCCATCGGCTGACGAACACCTTGTCAAGAACGGTGCGGTCAATGATGCGCTGCTTCTCGTCGCGTGAGAGCTGGCGGCCGACGCGCTCCTGCTCGGCGTTGATGAGCGTCTTGACGTTGTCGCGCATGTAGAGCGACTGTGCAGCCGCTGCATCATCACCACGTGGAGGATTGGCGATCTTGTTGAATCCGTTCCGAAGCAGCGTGGACTCGAGCTGATCTGCGTCGATGGTCGCGGCGACGATGCGATCCGGCTTGGTGCGCTCCGACATCAGCTTGACGAAAGTCGAATGCGTCATCTTGTTGCGGTTGCGCTCAAGCCAGTCGCCCTCAGCGACAAGCGCCGGGTTACGTGCGACCTGCTCCATCACCGTCATCTCGTCCTGCTGCCGCTGGCCTGCCATGTACTTTGCTCGGTCAACGGGCCGGAGCCGGCCGAACTGATCTGCCGGCATATCGGCGAGGCTGTTCCCAGGCACGGCGAGGAACTGCTCCGTGTTGTCAATCAGCGTGCGGTATTCCTGCTCAATCAGGGCATCATCCTGCGCGAACTGCGTCCGCAATTCAGCCTGGACAAACTTGCGAGTCTGGTCGTCCGCAATCTGATCGGTTAGGACCAACGCTTCGCGCAACGTCGTCGGCGGCTCGACCGGGCCGTCCTTCTGCTGCCAGTAGGTATCCGGGTCGCTCTTGGACATCAGAAGCCCGGTGTCCTTGATGCTCGCTGCCAGTTCGCCAACCACCGACCGCTGACGGTTTGCATCAACGGAATCCGCGAGCGCCTGGCGAGTCTTGCCGTCGAGGCTATCCACGGTCGCGGAGTCGGACAGGAACTCGCTGGCACCCGCGTAGTTCTTCTCGGCCATCAGACCATTTACGATCCCGACCGCCATCCGGTCGTATACCTTCTGCTCGAGCTGCTTCATCTGCGCCGAGTCAGGCGCGTAGCCCATCAGTTGGCCGGCCTTGCGGATCTCATCGACGGCGGTATCGGCGTTGGCCGCATACTGAATCAGGCCGACCGGGCGACCCTCTGCATCCGTCAGCCCGCGCTGCGAGTACGCCTGGATGGCGTAGTCGGCGCTCAATTCGGCGCGGGCCGTGGCCTCATTCGTCTGGTAGACGCGAAGCTGCTGCACGCGGTGCTGGCCCATGCGGCTCTGGAAGATGCCCATGTTGCGCGCAAGGATCGGGGAAAGCATCCGACGCTGCACGTCGTTGTCAAGCATGCCCATCGCCGACTGCCCCGCCTGGGAGAGTTCGGCCTGCATGGCGTCGTAGTTCACCTCGGCATCCTTGCCGATCATGGACGAATACTTATCGGCCACCGCCTGCATGCCCCTGCCGGCCGCTACGTCGGCTTCCTTGGTCTTCGCCTCGTCGATACCGTCTTGGATCGCCGAGCCGAGCCGGAACGCCGCCATGCCCGTCTGCGTGAGCTGCTGACCAAACCGTGCGACCTGCGGCGCTGCCAGGTTTTCAGCGGGAACGATGCCGGGGGCGGCGAAGTCGCCGATGTCGCCGGCCCCCTGCGGAGCGACCTGCGGGATGAAGCTGGTGGGTACGGTCGGCATGGGTCAGATCCTCTGCGTGGAGACGCCCTCGAGCAACTCCTCGATGCGGCGGTTGCGCGCCCAGGTAGTGGCGATTTCGGTCGCACTGCCAAGCAGGCTCGTGCCGGCAGCGAGGCCCGGATAGATCGTGTTGGCGGTGGACTGGAGGTTCTGCGCGGAAATGTCGGCCATCGTGGCACCGACTCCGATGTTGAAGGCCCGCAACCTTGCGGCCTCCTGCTCGCGCACCGTGGACGCGTTGATGTTCAGGCGGTCGATTTCCTTGACGAGGTCCATGCTGCCGATGATTTCCTTGGCGCTGCCCACGCCCAGGACGGCACCGCGTGAAGCAAGTGCTGCCTGCGCGCTCGCACGCGCCTGCCCAGCACGCATGGAATACTGCCCGAACCGAGCCGCGCCCTCGCGGCCAATCTGCCCTGCCGTGAACTCGGCAGATCGCTGGTTGATTCGGCCCATCTCGGCCGCAAACCGCTGGTTCTGCGCCTGCATCTTGAGCTGGTTCTGCTGGCTCTGTGCCGCGTAGAACGCGCCAATGGCGCCAGTGATCGAACCAAAGACCCCCGCGATGGGACCAGCAACCGTCATGGCTTGGGCAAACTGCGAGGTGAATGACGGGGACGTTGTTCCAGCGCCGACCGCATACGACTGCCCGGTCAGCAGGGTCGGTCCGATTGGACTGGTGGAGAATGGAACCTGTACGACTGCCATGTCAGCCTCCGATGCTCACTTCAAGGGTCAATCCGACGATGGTGAGAGGAAGTGGGTCAGACTGGCGCACATAGATGCGCCCCGCCTGCTGCCACGTCGGCGTGAGCTTGACACTGATTTCGTCCGTCTTGAGCGCGGGCGGCGAACCGTATGGCTCCGTGGTTCGCTGCTTGGCCTCAACGAGGTTGTCAGCGTTTGGGCCGACGAAGATTCCGCTCGAGCGGTAAACGCGCAGGAATGCCTCGTTGACGTTCTTGGCACGCCCCTGGCCGAACGCCTCCATTTGGAGCGCCATCGGGAGCGTCTCGAGATCGCTGACGTAGGGAAGGCCCACATGGACGACCGTGCTTGCACGCTGCAATACGGCCACCCCGCCCGTAACCGTCACCTGCGGCATCACGGCACCGTCCGCAAGGATGCTGACGGTCTTGCCTTCGAGGTGCGTCAGGCCGGCCACCGTGTCACGTGCGAACGACCATACTGCCGTCGCCACGCCACGCAGGGCTACGGGCAGCACGAGATCAGTCCGTGCCGTCGCCACCGTGGTGGAGGTCGTGGACAGGATCGTCAGGCGGTACGTGTTCCCGTTCGCATCGGTCAGGACGATGGCGTCGCCAACGTCCGTGGTTGCAGGGAACTGGAACAGTGCGCTGCTCGCCGTGATCGTCAGCACGTCGGCCGGACCCCAGGTCGTGCCGCCAGTCACCGTCACCGTGGTCGCAGTCGTGTTCGTGCCGTCGTAGGTCAGGCCGCTGTCCACGAAGAAGCAATCTTCGATGTCGCCGATCTGCCGGCTAGCGAACCGTTCGACGTACCGCTTAGTCACCCCGCCGATGGTCCTCTTGACGATGACGTACAGACGGTCCTCGGCACCCTCGGCAACGGCAGCGCACGTCTCGAAGTCGCCGTCCGTTTCGTGCTGGTGCCATGCGCCGATCTGCTGCTCTGGGATGTACGTCAGCCCGAGCATGCTGCCCGTGCTTGAGATGAACCACAGCAGCGGCTGCGGAGCCTTGCTGTAGCACATGTCCGTGATGTCGAAGTTGTCGAACAGGTGCGTTGACCTGATCGACAGGTCGCCAGTCACGAACCCGCTTGCCTGCCAGGAATAGCCAAGCTCGCGCACGTGGCCGTCACGCGCAGAACAGTACACCACCGTGTTGTTCACGATGGATGGCTGCACGTTGTTTGCACCAACGTATGACTGCGGACGCACCGAAATGGTGGTCGGCGAGATCACATCGCTGTTCACCGGGCTGACGCGCCACTCGGCGGCGCTCGTCAGCGCGAGAAGCTGCGTCAGCGGGACGAGGTGACGGATCGTGTTGGCCTCGCGTGCGGCGACACGAAATGCAATGCGGTCGGTGTCAAGAAGCGGGATGTGGTAGGAGATGTCACTCTCGGTTCCGGTGCGCGTCATCCACAGCGTCTGCGGCGCATTGGTCGTGCCTGCGAACACGCGGCGCTGCTCGAAGTAACTGACTGCGCCAGGGTAGTTCCCGCTTGACGCAAATACGGTATCGACGATTGGCGGCGTGATTCCGAGATCGGGACCGATGTTGTTGTCAGTGAACGTCGTCAGGTCGGTCTGTCCGATCAGGCCATACAGCCCATTCTGACGCTTGTAGATGTTGTAGCGAGCAGCGCCAGACACGGCCGACCACGAGATCGTGTTGCTCGATCCCTGCGCGTTGAGGTTGTTGTTCGCGGTTGCAGCCGCGCTCGGCGCACTCTCGTCGATTCCGTTCGGAGCAATTGTGGTGACGACGTAGTAACTGGTGAAGTCCAGCGACTTGTCGCCAAACTGCACGTATCCGCCGCTCGACCACGTTCCATAGGATGTCGTATCAAGTTCGATTCCGCTGCTGTATGTGCGGACGCGGAACTTGTCTCCGGCACTTATGTGAGAAACGATGTAGTAGTCATCAGGGAACGGATTCGTCCACGTTCCGCCGTCAAGGTACACCGGATCTCCAACTGACAATCCATGCGGCGCGGTCGTATGCGCGACGCCAGGGGAAGCGGACGTGAATCCGATGAGGTCAAGAGCCTCGCCGCGGTTTGCAGTCGCTGTCACGCTCGACGGCGAAGTGACGGTCGAAGCAAACGATATCGTAGTCAGCGTCCACGTGGTTGCACCCAGCCGGCGCAACTCACGCGGTGCATAGTTCGGGTGTACGAGCGTCAGCACGTCGGCAGACTGCACGTAGTGAATGTCGAACAGGTCGGCCTCGGCGTAGGGATTCGGGATCTCGTAGATCCCCGCCGGCAGCGGATACCAGTACGTCGCGTTCGGAGGCGTCTGATTGACTGCCTGAAGAATGCAGTAGTAGTTCACGCCTCCAGACGAGACGAGATCTCCGACCGCGTAGACCTGGTTGGACGTGATCGTTCCGCTGCCAGCAGTCGTGATGTCGATTGCAGACCCGGTCGCGGTCAGGGACAACTGGTAAGTATTTGCCGCAGCATTGATAACGTAGTACGTGGTAGCGGCTACAAGCGGTGCGGGCAACGTGGTTGTCGCCGACACCTGCACTGGCGTTCCGTTTGCGTATCCGTGCGCGTTGCTTGTAAACGTCTCCGTCCCGGTATTGACGGCAGTGATGGTCTTTGTCGTTGAATAAGCCGCTGGCGTACCAGGACCAAGCGTCGCGCCCTGCGTGTGGAACCGGAAGTACCCCGCGCCAAGCTCGAGCACCAGCGTTTGCGTGGTGCTGAACGTGAACGGGATCAGACGCGTGCGCTTCGTGCTGTCCTTCACCTCGCGCACGAATGCCGTGCCTGGTCGGTTCTCTGCCGGACCCTGCGGAAGCGCGATGAAGTTGAGCAACTTCGCTGCGCCTGTCTGGAACTTCACGTCATCAATCCGGCCCCACATTTCCGGCGACACTTCGCCGCCGGCAAATGACCGCGTGTAGGTTCGGGTAAGCGCCATGTCAGCGTCCAGAGATCCAGGAGGTGATGTGACCGGGCTTCACGTCGCGCTGGCTTGCGTCGGATGCGCGTGCCTGTCCGAGGTAGATGGCGACCATCTGCAGGCATCGCTGCCCCTGCCGTGCGCCTTCTTCACCCTTGACGACCGGGCCGGCAAGGAACGACGCGAGCTGCCATGACAATGCAATGGTGAACAGCGGGTCGAACTTGGTCGGGTCGCTCACCAGCGCCTGATAGCGCAGGAGCGCGGTTTCCTGGTTCGTGTAGATGATCTTGTTCCCGAGCGTGTCCGTCTCGATCACGTATTCCTGCGGCACGTACACGCCGGCGGTCGTGATGGGCGGGTTCGTCCATCCGAAACCGTAGCGGTCGGCGGGATACGCACGCACCGTGTAATCGTTCTCTGCCTCGGGCGGCAGCACGGCCACGGCGGTCATCATGTCGCCAGGGCATGCGTATGCGTATTTCCACATGGTGTACGGCATCGTCACCTGCGCGAGGCTGACGCGCCGCGATGCGAACGACCACGTATGCATCTGGAGAAGCATGTCACGTGCGACCGGGTAGAACCGGGCGCAGTGCTCTGCCTGTGCTGATCCCTCCGGCGGATCAATGCTTGCGACGGTGGCGTCATCGCCGAGGTGCGCGAGGGCGAGGTTGCAAATTTCAACGACCGATGGCAAATTATTCGCTCCTCCCGTAGGAAGGGAGGGGCGCCGTGGTTTCCCGCCGACGCCCCTCCCTGTTCACTAACTCGTTACAAGCTCACTCCGTGCCTGCGGACTCAGCCATCTTGCCCTTGCGGAGACGGCGCTGCGGTGCATCGGAAACAGTCGGTTCGGTTTCCGCGCCCACCTCTTCGATGTACTCGAGGTGGTGGTTGCGCGGTCCGTTGTACTCGAACACGTCTCCGGGCTGGCGCAGCCCGTTGTCCACGAAGCAGAGAATCTTGGCCTTGACCTTCGGCATGGATAGCTCCTATCAGGCAACCGTGAAGCCAGAAGCGTAGAACTTCTTGCCGTCCTGGTAGTTCAGGACGATGTCGGCGGAGATGACGCCAGAGCCGCTGCCGGCAGAGGTCACCACGTTCGCGCCGAGGTAACGCTTCTGCGCGGTGGTCAGCAGCTGCGAGCCAATCGGGATCACGACCTGCGTGCCAACCGCGATAGCCGTTGAAGGGCTGTATTCGCCAATCACCACGACGTTGGTGTCAAGGCCAGTGTCATCCGCCAGAACGACCTGATAGATCGGGTCGGTGCTAGCGGCGAGAGCCGTGGTCACAGTGAACACGACGTACAGCGTCGTGCCTTCCGAGAGTTCCACGTTCTGGTTTCCCTGTGCGACGGTGTACAGCGAACCGCTTGCGGTTGCGGTGTACGCGGTGTTGTTGCGGAGATCCACGACATCGGGGAAGTCGTAGGTTCCGGTTGCGGTCAGCGTGACGCTGCCGAGGCGAAGGTTGTTATCAAGAATCATTGTGTGTCCTTTCTGCTTTACCTATTAGGTAAGGCGGGCTTCTGCGTTGATGAGGGCATCGACACGGCGGCACGGAACGCCGAGGAACGACAGCCACGAATAGGGGGTACCGAACTGCGACAGACCCTGGTTCACGGCCAGAACGTTCTGGCTGCGATCCATTGCCTTCACGGCAAGTCCGCTGTGGACAGTGCGGTTCATGTAGAACGCAGCGCGACCCATCGACATGTTCGGGATGCGGTACATGGCGCGTGCCATGAGCTTGATGAGATCGGTAGCAGCGGTATTGGCCTGCGTTCCGGTCGCACCAACGAGATCGCTCACGTCGATGTTGGCGATGCGGACAACGTAGCGCCAGTCCTTCACGACCAGGCCGTTCTTCCACTGGTAACGGGTGGCGTAAGCCTGGAGACGGTTGTTGCCGTCATACACGGTCTGCTCGCCAAGATCCTCGTGCATGAGGCCAGCGGTCGAACCCTTCGGGAACGGGCAGTAGACGGTGTTGTCGCCCCAGACAACGAGGTACACCGAGGTGTTGTCGGTGCTGGTGCCGCCGCCTTCGATGATGTTCTGGCCGACGCCCGACGAGCCAGGGGCCGCCGAGTAACGGGCCGCGAGGCCGAGGAACGACTTCGGCTCGATGGCGGGGTTGCCATAGAACATCGTGACCGCCTGCGTCTGGTTCATGGCCTCAAGGAAGGCCACGTCTTCGGACAGGCGGAACTGCGCGGTGTTGCCGTTCAGCATGGCGAGATCCTTATCGACCTCGCTGCGAGCCTCGAGGATGCCGCAGGCTTCATCAACCTGGGCAGTCTGCGACTTGCTGTTCGGGATGCCCTGGTTGAGGGCGCGCCAGTACACGGCCGGCAGGCCGGTGCGGATGACGACGCGCTCGCCGGTGGGCAGGTTGCCCTCCTTGAACACGCAGTCCTCGAGGATCTCGTTCGACTGCGAGAGGAGTTCCGCGACGACCGGAACGCGGCCCTCGGGATCAGTGCGCTTCGCCCAGTCGGCGAGCGTCAGGTTAGTGCTGGAAAGAACTGCCATTGTGGTTTCCCTTTCGTGGGTTTAGGTGCTGGAGGAGTACATGGCGTCGGCGAGGTCATTGAACGAGCGGGGTCCGGCCGACTTGGCCTCGCCCTTGGTGCCCGTGACCATGCTGTCCTCGCTGATCGCCTTCCCGGCGCGGAACATGAACCGGATCACTTCCGGGTGGTTCCCGAGGCCGGACTCGTTGAGCAGGCTGCGGAGTTCGGTGGTGCCGAACGCATCGAGCGCCTTCTTCGCCACGGACAGGTTCTCCGACAGACGCTCGCCGCCAAACTCCTTGTCGGCCTTGCTGCTGTCGGACCATCCGTTGCGAACTGCCTCGATCTGCGCCGCCTGACGTTCAGCCAGCTTGGGGCCGACTGCGTCAAGGACGCGCTGCGCGGCTTCCTGCGACAGGTTCAGTTCCTTCGCCACCTTTGAGTATTCAGCAATGACCTCGGAGTCGAATGATTGACCCTCCGGTGCCTTGAACTCGTAGGTTTCCGGCGCGGTCGGCTTGGCGTCGGCGGGTGCCTCGGCGGCCTTGGCGTCGTTGGCTTCAGGAACCTTGCCGGCAGCGGCCGCATCTGCGGCTTGCTGGCCCTGGGTCGTGGTCGCCTTCTGCTCGCCACCGTACAGCTTCTCGGCCGTCGCCGAGACAACTGCGGCAGCATCGGATGCGGGAGCGGCTGTAGTGTTGGTTTCAGCCGTTTCCATCATCGTTGGTTCGTTCATCGTGTGCCTGTTCCTTCATCATTGCCGGATACTGGTCCGGGCAAAGCGCGTGGACCATGCCGAGCATCCGTAGCCCGTAGTTCCTGCCACCCTCCGCAAATGCCATCGACATCGCGTTGGTGTTGAAGGAACTGCGGAACACGCCCGCCTGGTCCAGCAGCCGCCACACAATGCGTCGGCCGCGCTTGCTAGACATGAGCCACTTCACGTCGGCCTCCTCGTTCTGTCGGTCAAGGCGATCACGAAGCTCTTTGTTGGCTCGGTCACGCTCTTGGCCCCGCAAGTCGAGGGGGTCGTAGTTGCTCACGGCGGGACTGTATCCCTGTGGCTAATGCTTACGGGTACTGTTAGACCTCAACACCAGAGGGCGAGCCGTACCCCGAGAACATGTTCATCACGTCGGTCAGCGCGTTCTGCTGCCCGGTCGGTGCCTGCGCCATGTTCTTGACGCTCTGCGAGGTCTGCTGCATCGCGGCAGCCTGTTCCTTCGCAGCCATCGCCTGATTGCGCGCATCGCGCAGGACCGCGACTTCCTTGTCGGCGATGATGAGCGACGGGTCCACGCCGAGCATGTCGGCGTATACGTCGGCCCACTGGTCTTGGTCGAACTTGTCCAGGATGTCCGGCTTCATGCGGGCGATAGCACCGAGGTTGCCGACGAAACGGTCCACGGCATTGGTGCCGATGGCACGCTGAGCCTGCGCCAGCATGGACACGAACTCGACGTTCAGGTCCATTCCCTGCAATTCCTGCGGGGCGGGCGGCAGTGCGCCAGCAGCAACCATGCGCGTGAACGTGATGTCAACCAGCGGAGACAGCAGCTCGTTGTGCAGGCGCTCGAGGACAGGCCCGAGCATGAGGAGCTTCTCCTCGTGGCGCTCGGCGACCTCGGTGGCCGTCATGCGGGTGTTCGGGGTGTTAGCGAGCATCAGGAACAGGTCCGCGTAGAACGAACCACGCACGCGCTCGCGGCAGTCCACGATGTCATTCAGCAGGTACTGAAGGTTCAGGTTCACCTCGAACGCGGTCTTGATCCCGTTGGATTGGCCGTCGTAGTACGACACGCCGCCCGGGAGCGTTTCCACGTCGCGGTTCTTCATGGACGCCGGCACCTGGAGGGGCGGCTTCGTCTGGTAGTCGATGGCCTGCGCCTTGCGGAGCTGCTCGTGCTGGAGCTGCTTGATGTCTCCGAGCGCCTCCATGCCAGGGCTGTTGCCGTAGATGTCGCCACCAACCACGGACCAACGCGGGCAGAGCGCCGGGAAATACTGGAACCCGCTCTCGCGCAGGAACACGCCTTCCTCGCCGCCGACCTCGAAGTAATACGAACCCCAGGGCATGTTCTTGGCGTCGCGCTTGCCCATGTCGCGGTCTGCACGCGGTTCGATGCAGTGAATCACTGGCACCCACTGGTCGAGGTTTCCGGTGCGGTACATGTTCTGCACCGACACGCTGCACTTCTCGAGGCCGAACTCCTTCACGACCTGCGAGACGGTCATCTCGAACTCTCGATACAGCGTGCAAACGCGGCCTTTCGCGTCGGTCGAAATGCAGTATTCGCCGCAGGTCAGCGGGTAGTGGTGGATGACCGTCTGGTAGTCGGGAAGCAGAATGGTGGCTGCGGTGCCGAACGTGCCGAGTTCCTCGTACATCTGGTGCAGCGCGTTGTAGGTGTTCGACTTCTGGAACACGCGCTGCATGCGCTTCGTCACGTCATCGAGCCACAACTTGACAGGCTCGTAGGAGTTGAGTTCCGGGTCCGGCGTGGCGAGGCGGAACCACTGGCGCGCCGGCGACGTTGCGCCTGACATCATGCCAGCACCAAGGATGCGCAGTGCGCGGGTACCCGTGGAGTCGTAGATGTTGTTGTGACGGCGGTATCCGCGGTCACGATCCTGGCGGAAGTAGCGTCCGTTGCGCGGCAGGATGTAGGACGTGAGTTCCTGCCAGTGCGCAAACCACGACGCACGCTCGCTCTTGAGCTGGCCCCACCGGGTGAACAGTCGATCCCGCGTGGGAGCGCCAGGATACGACGAGTTGTCTCCGGTGTACTCGCTCATTTAGCCCCCGAGGAGCGACGTGCGCCCCAGCTGAAGTTCCTGCGTGTTGACGCCCATCGGCCCGGTGAGCATGGTGCTCGAGGGACCGCCACCCATCTCGGCGGCGGCGCGGCCCATGATGTCGGCAACGGCTGGTTCGGCGCGGTTGGCGGCGGCCATCGACTGCTGACTGCGGCGCTGCTGGGTGCGCGCTGCGGCCGCGGCGGCGTCCTGCGCCTTCTTCTGCTGGCTCATCGCCTGCCGCTGCATGGACGCGCCACGCTCGCCGGCAGCGATGCTGTAGCCCGTTCCTGCCGCTGCTGTGCCGGCGGCAGTGGCTGCCAGGCCAGCCGCGAGTGCGTTCGTTGCGCCTGCGCCGAGTGCGGTGCCGAGCGCGGTCAGTCCGCTGACAACGAAATGTCGCTCGCGGCGTGAGGAGAGGTCGTGGATTCGTCGGATGCTGCGGTTGAACATTGGATGACCTTCATAAAAGTGCGTTCGCTCACCTCGTAGCCGAGCCTTTGGAGGATCGACCCTGCCGGACTGCCGGCTTCGAGGACGATGTCGGACATGCAGGCGACTTGCGCCCCTTGTTCTTTCGCCCACCGTTCAAACTCGAGCAGCATGCGGATGCCTTCCGGGCGGTTGCGGAAGTCGGGTTGCATCCACCAGACGTGTTCGAGCGCGATGCGCGAGCTGGGGTTGAACCAGCACGGGACGATGGACGCAGCCATAAACCCGCGAATGCGGCCATCAATCTCTGCCACCCAGACGCGGCCCACCGAAGCAAGCTGGATGATGGCTGCGCGTGCGTCATCGCTATACATGGGCAGCACGTTCGCATACTTCGTGCCTGACATGAACTCCATGCCCATGTCAACAATGGCCTCGATGTCCTGCTCGTTCGCTTGCCTGACCATGACTGTAGACCTCCGTCTAACGGTTACGGGTACTCACCTGCTCATACGGGTCGTAGTCTGTCGGCCGCGTGTCGATGCGCTCGCGCACCTCGCGTGGCAGCATCTTCGATACCGGGTACGCGAACGTCAGGCACAGCGCGTCGGCCATGTCCGGGCTTCCGCCGCCCTGGAGCCGCTTCTTGATTTCGTCCTTCGACTCGAGCACGCGCTTGCCGGCAGCGTCGTACCAGTAGATCGGCGTGCTGATTTCCTGCTTGAGCGTGATGTCGTTCGGGATCGAACCACCCGCCTGTATCCATTCGCGTATGGCCCACCACATCTCGGTGCGCTTGTTGAAGAACAGGTTGGCGTAGGTGGCCTTGCCGCCGAACGGCACCTCAGTTACGTCGTATCCGAGTTGCCGCAGGCGGTCGATTACGCCCGCGCCTGCCCCGGCGTCGATGAACACGGCGTCCGGGTCGCGGTCCTCGATGACGTTGGCAACGGCCGCCGCCAGCGCCATGTTGTCGATGCCGTGGTGAACGATGGGCTTCTCCATGCGTAGCCCCTGGCGCAAGACAATCACGCTGCGGTCGTCCCCGAATCGGGCCGGGTCAACGCCGACAATGAGCGGCTGGTCGATGATGTCGCCGTCCTGGTACTCGCGCTGCGACGCGTTCTCGGCGTCGGAGAGGCTGATGAGCTGATCGTCGCCGGCCGCGCTGAAGTCGCACAGGTACTCGCGTGCGAACGCCGCCTCGGGCATGTCGCGCTCCAGGCGCTTCACTTCGTCGGGCGCGAGCGCGTCAGTGTCGTATACCGTGTACTTCGCCGCATACCAATCATCGAGGGAGCCGCTCGCGGCGCGGTAGTACAGCTCGCTGAACATGTTGATTCCGGCGGGTGTGCCGATGAACAGCGCCCAGCCGCGGCGGTCGGAGAGCGCTGGCTGGATGATGGCTTCCCATACCTCGGGCTTGATCTGCGCGACCTCGTCGATGACGCAGCCGTCGAGGCGCACGCCACGCAGGGCGTCGGGGTTGTCGCCACCGAACAGGCGGATCGTGGCTTTGTTGTGCTTGAACGTGACGGCGAGGTCGGCCTCGTTCACATCCACGGTCCCGGTGCGAATGAACGGGTCAATCCTCTGCTTCAATCGCGCCCAGGCGATGGCCTTGGCCTGCTTCAGGAATGGCGCGACGTATACGAAGAACCCGAGATCCGACGTGCACTTGACTGCCCGGTGGAGCAGCTCCATGAGTGCGAGTTCGGTCTTGCCAGCGCGTCGGTGCAGGGCGAGGACGGTGAACCGCCGGCGCTCGAGGTGGCACCGCCGCTGCCATTCACGCGGGTCGTAGCCGAGGCGGATGGTCTTACGCATCGGGGACGCCCGTGATGACGTTCAGGCTGATGCCACCGCCATGCTCGAGCTGCTGCCTATCGCCGTACTTCTTGGGGTTCCACTTGGCAAGGAGCTTCAGGCGCGTCTCGACCTGGAGCCTGCGCCACGCAACCTCGGTCTGGTCAAGGGGCTGCGTATCGGCAAGAGTCACGCACTGGTCGGCAATCACGTCGTGGCCGTCCTCGCGTGCGCGTGCGATGCGTGCCACAAAGTCTTCATCCTTGTCCATCCAGTGGTACACGGTGCGCCATTCCGGGTTCCCCGGCTGCCTGCACCATTCGCGCAGGGGCTTGCCGTTTGACAGCCACGCGACGAGGGCGTCGGCGTGGTGTTCCGGCACGGCCTCAGGCGGCCGGCCTATCTTTCGCTTGACGAGGGCGTTTCCAGTCGGCTGGGAGACAGGCGCGACGCTGGTATCGGCAGATTTTGCTGACAGTGGTCCAGCGGAGTCCGAGGTGCTTGGCGATACGACGATATCCCCAGCGGTGTTCTTCGTGGAGTTCGCGGATCTCTTGGACGATGGCCTCTGGGATCGTGGCATTGTGGTGTGTTTCCCCCACGCGGCGGCCGTTCTCGCCGTAGGCCGCGAGCTTTCTCACTTGCGCTTCTTGCCCTTTGCCTTCACGTCTGCGCGGTTGAACTTCTTTGCGACTGACATGGGGACTCCCACCTTCTTTGCGAAGCTTTGGGAGTGGGCGGCTGCTTGCATCAGACGGCGCTGGGCCGGCGACTTGCTTGGCATTACGTGGCTTCCTTGGCGGTAAGGGTGATCCGTAGTCCTGCTGCATCTGCAAGCGTGATAGCGGAATCGAAGGTGGCGGTGCGCTTCCCGATGACGGGCGCGGTGGACAGCAAGCACATCACGGTATGCGCTCGAAGCTTGCCCTGCTGCTCGAGGTCGCGTGCGACCTGGCTGCGGGTTCGGCCCTGTGCGACGACAGCCGTGGTCACGGCTGCCTTGAAATCGTCATACGAACTAATATCCATTTCCCAAAGTATATCAGGGTTTGCACAGGGGCTCGCCGAAATCTTCGGAGGTTGCCGCCCAGATGAGACGCGGCGTGCCTGGGCCGAGTTCGTTGGTTTCGATGTTGTCGGTGACGAACGTGCGGGCTTCGCCGATGGACATTTCGTGCTCGTCGCGCAGGCGTGCCGCGATCATGTCTGCGGAATATACGGCGACGGGTATTCCTGACCGTTCAGTGGACTTTGGGTACATGATCCCAAGTAAACAATCTTCCATGTTGGCGAGCAGAATGGGATGTCGCCGCCGTCGCATGGCGGCAGTTTACCGTGCCGTGCTACGTTCTCTGTGGGTTCTTGCGGCAGTATTCGATGGCGACGGCCAGCACGCGGTGCGTGTCGGGGCTGATCCCGAGGCGCTCCTTCGCTGCATCAATCTCCGCGGCAGTTGCGGTCTTTAGCACCTCCTTCGCCCACGCGTCCCAATCCGCGTACTCCGCCGGCGACGGGCCTTGCAAGGAGGTCGCATCGCGCCGAGTCTGCACGACTTCGCCACGCGCAAGGACATCGGCCTGTGGCACAATCGCGCAGTACGCCTTGTGAATCGCAGCGATGTCCGGCTTCGTGTCGCGCTCGAGGCGGTGCTGGCGAATGCATTCGCGCAGCTTGTCCTGGTGCAGCGACCCCCATCGCTCGTTCAAGAGCCGCGACAATTCAGGCTCGAGCATCCACTTCGGCCACAGTTCCCCCATCAGATTCCGATTGTCCATCCATGTGATCGTTTGCATACGCGGGAGTATACAGACAGGCACTCCCGGCTGCTAGCGTGGGGAATGACGTTCAGGAGAGAACGATGCGGATGTATCCGCAAGGAAGTGAATCCGATCCGGCCTTTCGCGCCGCCGCTCTGCTGCGCTCCGCAGGTGCTTCGCTCCGCGGCGGCTCATCGCAGGGGACGTTCAGGTTGATATCAGTTCACACGGTGAGCGCGAGGGAAGCATGACCCCCAAAGGGGGCCACGTTCAACCAGCCCACGCGGAGCCGCGCATCGGTCGAAGCCACGAATTTCACCATTTCGCTGGAGGATTGCCAGCCGCTACCTTCGTGGGGGAGCGCACCTTTCGGTGGCGCAGGGTAGGGTCAAACCCCTGCGACTACATCCATGCTCCCCTACCGCGCCGGGAACGTGTTGCGGCATTGTTGACCCTGAGGCCAGGTACGGTACAATGCAACCGCGCAGGAATTAGACGCCCGCATGATAGCACCTCGGTGCCAACATGCAAGCGCATGAAACGGCGTGGGTTTCGACTCACGCCGATTTCATTTGACAGGGTGATACTTCCCTGTACCATTCGCTTGTCGGGCGTTCGTTTTTGCGATAGTCTGCGCGTGCAGGCTATGCCCGACAATTTAGCCCCCGGAAGCGCGGCCTGGTTGACGCAAGTCCCAGGCCGTGTTCTTTCCGGTACCGGAAATTGCCGCGTACATGGAATCGACACATGCATGAGACAGCAGCGCGTGCTTTCAGCGTCGCGCCCTGTCCCGGCGGAAGGTTGTTGCTACCCCAATGCTGCGCTGCCGACGGTCGTACCTCGCGGCCTTCTGCGCCGGCGCATGTGGGTGGTTGGCCTCCGACAGCCGCAGACCCACGTCTCCGCAATTGAAGTATATCATCACGCATATGCCTCGCCATGCAAATCTGCCGTTTCACCTGTACGTGCACGTCTGCAACACGGCGCTCGGCCCCAACATGCCAGCCGGCACGACACGCGGGATTTGGCACGCCATCTACGCGAGGCCTGGTCAAGTCGTGACGGGACACGTGCTGCTTGAGACGGGCGCGGAATGGTGCGGCGTCCCGCTCCACAAGCTCGCAGCTCGAGCGGAGGCATTCGAGCGCAAGGCGCTCCCTGGCTTCTGCGAACCGCACGACCTCCAGCCGTGGGGAGCAATGGGCGACCACGCCGAGGTTGTCCACATGGAGTATCTCGAGGGACTAGCGATGATGGGCGTCAGCCCGGAACGCGGGTTCTGCGGCCGGCACACCGGGATCGTGATCGACTGGGCGGATGGGTTCAGCAGGTACCCCCAAGAGCACAAGCCGCTCAACCTCATTGAGCGGTCGGACGGCAGATATCTCCTGTTCCCCAACAACTACTGCCGATTCATGGATTTCCACTTCACGTCGCACAAGCGCGATGCCGACCTCGCCAAGTACCGACGCGGCGAGGACGTGTACTGGCTCGATTGATGATCGCGTGTACACGTCTCAATAACGTGTACGCAACTTCCACTTTCTTGAACTTTACTGCTCGCGCCTGTAGCCCAAACGCCACAGCAGCCGTGCGATGTCGGTCGCCGTATCTGCTATGGCTTGCTCGTCAAGCTCGGGCCGGATGCAGTGGAGGGCTTCATGGATGGTGGTATCCAATCGGTCCTTCTCGGACGGCCAGGTTGCCACGCGAATAATGCGACCATCGACGTGGCCTGGGTCTTGCATGTCACCGTAGTCCCGCATGTTCGGGACAAATCGCAGCGTCCAATACTTGCCGCCGAGTCGGACGCGCATGGTGGCCTCACTTGAATCCGCGCTTCATCGCCTTGTATGCCGAGGGACTGACGGTGGACTTCGACTTCGGTCGGCTGGTGCCGGCCGCACGTCGTGCGTTGATGTTTGCGTACAGGCCGCGCTTTGCTGTCTTCTTTGCCATGATGTTTATCCTCTCGAGTTCTTGCCGCTGCACTTCCACTTCGCACGCGAAAGCCGCAGCGGGCTGTTCGGATCGCGTGCCGCCGCAGGGTGCGCCTTCATCTGCGCGAAGCTGCGGGCGCAGTAGGCGTCGCCCTTGGCGGTTCCCGGCTTGATGCGGTCGCCGCCGCTCTTGGCCTTGCCGGCCTGACCATAAGACACCTTGCGGGTGCGCCCGGTTTCGGCGTTGCGGACGACCTTGACGAATCTCTTGCCCTTGGCTGGCGTTGGCATGTTTGCTCCTGAATCTGGGAATTAGTTACTGCGCCTCACGAACTTCAAAGCGCAGGGTACGCCCTGAAACGCCGTTTCGCCGCGCACACTCCATCCAAAACCGCAACCACAGCGCGCCCTTCGGCTTGGGCGGCATGCCCTTCTCGACGGCCCAGCCGTTCTGTTCGCTGAACTCGTCCTTGTATCCGGGCGACCGTACGTGCAGGACGCGGTCCAGGTAGGGGCGACCGTGCAGGGAGAGCCGCGCCCGCTGGATCGGCATGATCCACTCATCGTGCGTGTGGCCCGTCCAAATGATGTCGGCATCGGGCAGGTAGACCGCCATGCGCGAAGTCTGGATCGTGCCACGGGTGACCGGGCCGCCGCCGCCGTAGCCGTGATGCATGTACATCACGATGCTGTTCCCGAAGATTTGCCGGCGTACCTTGCCGCGCACCAGGAACCGCACCCAGTTTGCATAACTTCCTGCATATGCATGGCACGCCGTGTTGCGGGCCTTGGCAGCTTCAACCAGGCGCTCGTTCATGTCCGTTTCGTGCCGGCGCTTGATGGCTGTCTCGTGGTTGCCGGGGGCAAACAGGAGCGCCATGTCGGCGTGCGGCGCAATGTAGTCGGCGGTCGTGGTGACGACCGAGTCGAGGTAGCGGCCCTCGCGGTGTTCCGGCCGACAGGCCGAAGTGTCACTGCGCGGGTCCCATTTGCCCTGCATGCAGCACAGGAAATCGCCGTTGGAAATCCACTGCGCCCCGCGCTCGCGGCACTGGCGCATGTGGCGGTCAAACATCTGGCGGTCGGCGTGCGCGTTGTCGATATGGGCGTCGGAAATCAGCAGGAATTCCTGCGACCAGTTGGCGGACGGCACGGCCCCGTCGAAGTCCATTTCGACCGTAAACGATCCAGGCTGATGCTGCGTGATCGTTGCGCTCATGCTGCCGCACCATAGCGGCCGATGCCAGTATTTCACGTTGTAAGAAAAAATTGTCAGAATTTCTCACGGCTTCCCTCTTGACTGACGATATACGCATGGACACACTACGCGAGCGGGTTGCGGCACGTTGCCGAAACACGCACGTCATCGAGGAGAGAACGATGAAGATTCGAGACACCGTTACCAACCTGCTTGAGCGCAACGACCTTCGCAAGCGTCACAACGACGTGCTTCTTGCATGCGCGATCGAGCTGGGCGATTCGTTCAGCATGGAAGTCGTGAGCGCACACAAGCGCCTGGGCGAAACGCCCGTAGACAGCGAACATGAGTTCGACGCTGCCGTCATCGACATGGACATCGCCGAGCGGCGATTCCTCGCCGTCCACGCGAACACGGAGGTCGCACTGTGAGGGTCAGCCAAACACAGTACGTGCACCGCATCATGTGGATGGTGGAGACGCTTCACCGCCGGCCCATGACGCGCAACGAACTTGCGATGAAATGGGAGGTGACCCCTCGGGCGGTGAGTTATCTCATCGATACCGCACGCGACGCATTCGGCGTTCGCATTGAGCACATCCAGAACATTGGCTACGAGCTGCGTGATCCCGGCGTGTTCAGCCTGAGTGCGCTCCGGCGCAGGGAGGAGGAACGATGACCCTGTTCGACCCCATCGAGGCCGAGCGTCGCAAGGCTGTCGGCAAGGCGCTCGCGGCCGACCGCCGCAGCGAACTGCTTACGGCAGCACGTGGCTTTGCCGCGTTCATTGCATCCAACGGCAGCACCGTCACGAGCGACGATGTCGCAAGTCTCATGGCTTTCAGCGGCTTGGACTACAGCGAACTTGGCAATGCAGCCGGCAGCGTGTTCGACGAGAAATTTGTGTGGACTGGCACGGTCGTTCCTTCGCGGCGGCCAGCGTCGCACGGTCGCCTCATTCGCGTCTGGAGGCTCAAGTGAACTACCGCGAAATGACCGTAGACGTTACGTCGGACTACTTCCCAGGCAATGACGATATGCACGAATACCTTGGCAACAACCTGGTGGAAGCGGTTGTATCTGCGAAGTGGGAGGAAGACACGCGTGAATACTTCCATCCGCACGGCAGCACCACAAGCACGTTCCAGCGTCTGATTTCGTGGGAACTGGTGGCAATCAAATTGAACGGCACAATGCTCGTTAGCAGCAATACGCCGGCAGACTTCCCAGTTGCCGCGATTGTGGAACTTGCCGCAAGCGATGCGTTTCGCACCGAACTTGAGCGAGGCACACGATGAGATACCTGTCAGTATGCAGCGGCATCGAAGCGGCCACCGTTGCGTGGCATGGCCTGGGTTGGACCCCGGTTGGCTTCAGCGAGATCGAACCATTCCCAAGCGCGGTACTCGCGCACCACTATCCCAACGTCCCCAATTTCGGAGATATGACGAAGCATGAGCAATGGCCCCTTCAACCCGGAGCAGTTGACCTTCTCGTGGCTGGAACCCCATGCTAGTCATTTAGTGTTGCGGGACTCCGGCAAGGACTTAAAGACCCACGCGGAAACCTCATGCTTACCTACCTTGCAATCGCTGCACGTCTACGGCCTCAATGGGTTGTGTGGGAAAACGTCCCCGGTGTTTTGTCCAGCAACGGAGGACGGGATTTTGGTTCCTTCCTCGGGGCGCTGGGGGAACTGGGGTATGGGTGGGCCTACAGGGTCTTGGACGCTCAATGGGTGCGAACACACGGGCATCCCCGTGCCGTCCCGCAGCGCCGGCGACGTGTGTTCGTTGTCGGATGTCTTGGAGACTGGGAGCGTGCCGCCCAGGTTCTCTTTGAGCGCGAAAGCGTGCAGCGGGATTCTTCGTCGCGCCGAGCGAAGGGGCAAGGCGTTGCCTCCGATGTTGAAGGCGGCGCTCGAGGCGGTTGCTGGTGGGACGGAAGCGACTGCGCCGGGACGCTGACGAAGCAGAATGCAGGCGGCGGTCAGCGGATGCCGGACAAGGACAACCTCGGTGCGGTGTTGCAGTCCATCGGCTACCGCTGGCAGAATGACCGTGATGGTTTACAGCAGGACGATGCCGTTGCTGCCATGCGGGCTTCAACCGGGAGTTTTGGCTTTCATGAAATAAACCATCCGGTGGTGGTTCAACCCGTCCCATTTCGTGACGTTTCTCCAACGCTCACTAGTCGAATGCAAGGAAGCAGCGGTTGGGCACCCGTAAACGAAGATGCGCATTTGGTCGGACAGCCCGTCCCGTTCACCAAGTCCAAGCGCGCCCAGTCCGTGACCGATGACGAGACCCGGGTGGATGGGCAGGTGAATCCCACGCTCTCGCTGTTCGATCAGGGTGACACGCGGGCAACAACGGTCGCGGTGGCTTTCCCGATTGACACGCAGAACATGACCGAAGGTCATTCATCCGGCGGACTCGGATACGGGCAGTCCGGAGATCCGTCGTTCACCGTGACGAAGGGACACAGCCACGCGGTGGCGTTTAGTTCCAACATGAGCGAACCTGATTGGCAAATAGATGGAAGTACGCCAACAATCAAGGTTGGTAGCGGACTTGGCATTCCATCGCCGCCGGCGGTGGCATTTCAGCAAAACCAAATTGGAGAAGTTCGATGTAACAACATCGCTGGAACAGTCAACACCAATAGCAACGCAAGCGGACGGAACACTCCGATGGTGGCGCACGCGGCGGTGGCGTTCAGCGACACTTCTGCAACGCTCAAGGGTGGCAGCGGAGAACGCGGATATCCCGACCCCTCCGATGGAAATGGGCATTCAATGGTTGGAACAGCCATGACCGTGCGCCGATTAACAGCCAGAGAATGCGAAAGACTCCAGGCATTTCCGGATGATTACACGCTCATCCCGTGGCGCAAGAAGCAAGCTGAGGACTGCCCGGACGGGCCTCGCTACAAGGCGCTCGGAAACAGCATGGCCGTCAATTGCATGGCATGGATCGGTGAGAGAATTGCTGCACTGGAGAACAACCGATGAACGTCGATCACGCCATCCACCTGCTCAACAAGCGCGCCGACGAGCGCTTGGCTGCCGCCGCGAAGACGCCACCCGGTCAACGCGAGTTCGTCAAATACTGCCGCACCGAAGCGCGGTTCTTTGACGCCATCGCGGAGTGCATTGAGCAGCTGCAGAAGGAAGTGATTGAGGAACGCAAGAAGCGCGAGCTGACGAAAGACGGAGCGGAGCGCGCTCCCCGACCCATGCCAGCCATCCTGAAAGGAATGCGATGACATCCGAAATCGTAAACCGACTGAGGAAGAACAGCGAGTGCCTTGCGCCGTCGATCATGCTCGAGGCTGCCGATGCCATCGAACGCCTGATCGCCGAGCGCGACGAGGCGAGGCGGATGTATTGCGGGCGAGTCTCCCGCGATGTGCAACCTGATGCGTTTGATATTGCGAAAGACCACGGCTGGGATTGCTTTCCACAGGAGGACGGCAAGTGAGCGTATCTGATCTCACTGGAAAGATGTTCGTTGTCATTGATCACCTTCGTGATCAAGGCTTCACCGTTGGGCAGACCGAACGTGGGTTCGTCGCCGTCGATGACGATGGCGTCATCTTCACCGTCTCGCCCGGCCGAACCCATGTCTGCGTCGTACATCAGAAGAACGGCCAGTACATGGAACACCGTTGCAACGGACTGCCTGACGTTGAATGGTTCGATGACTTGACGAATGAGATGGTCCAATTCTCAAAGGGTCACGGCTAATGAGCGACAAGCAAGACATCGTTACTGAACTGCGATCATGGGGGAATGCTGGCGCAGACTTCGTGATGCACCGTGCCGCCGATGAGATTGAACGTTTGCGCGAGGAAGTACGCCGGCTGCGGGCGGTGATGCCAGCGCACATCAGTCGCATCCTCTACGAAGGCGAGGGGTGAGATGCAACCGGGGAAAGGGGAATACGACGAGGACGTGGTGGACCGCGTGCGAAACAGCGGGACGAACGATCCACTCACCATCGAATTGATGCAGGAAGTCGTGTACCTGCGGACTGAACTTTCCAAAGCGATGCGCCAGGTCAACGCCTACGTGCTGCGCGAAACGAACCACAGGAGACGTGATTGATTACCTTTAGCGTACCCGGAGAAGCGGCCCCCCAAGGATCGAAGCGTGCCGTGCGCTTGAGGAGCGGGCGCATCCTGCTGCTCGAGTCGTCGGCCAAGGTCAAGCCGTACCGCGCCGTGTTCGCGCTGGCGGCGCGGCAGGCGTGGACGGAACCGCCGGCGACGGGTGTCGTGGCCGTTGAACTGCTGTTCAGTTTCGTGCGCCCTGCCAGCCACTACACCTCGAAGGGCATCCTCAAGGCCACGGCACCAATGTCACCCCGCCGGCCTGACCTAGACAAGGCGTGCAGAGCTGCCTTGGACGCCATGACTGGGGTTGTTTACGTCGATGATTCCCAGGTCGCCATCCTGTCGGCGTGCAAAGAGTACGGGGAACGCGCCGAAACAATCGTGAAAGTATGGGGTTGACAAACCCAATACGCTCCCGTATAGTGTGCATGTCGTGATCGGGCGCGTGCCCGAGGCGACGAGTCACGAGAGGAGAACACGATGACTGCATTGGCACGACTTGACGATGAGAAGCGCGAGCTGCTCGCACGCACCCTTTGCTCGGGCGCGAGCCGCGACGAGATGGAGCTGTTCTTTAGTGTGTGCGACCGCACCGGGCTTGATCCGTTCGCCCGTCAGATTTACGCCGTGAAGCGGTGGGATAGCCGCGCTGGCCGCGAGGTCATGCAGACCCAGGTTAGCATCGACGGCTTCCGCTTGGTTGCCCAGCGCAGCGGGGAATACGCAGGGCAGACCTCGGTTGCGTTCTGCGGGACGGACGGGCAGTGGACCGACGTGTGGCTCCACGACGAGCCGCCCGCCGCCGCCCGTGTGGGCGTCTACCGCAAAGGTTTCGTCGAGGCGGTCACTGGCGTCGCCCTGTTCCGCGAGTACGCCCAGCGCAAGAAGGACGGCAGCCTCTCGGGCATGTGGCCCAAGATGCCATCCGTGATGATCGCCAAGTGCGCCGAGGCGCTCGCCCTCCGCAAGGCGTTCCCGGCCGAGCTGTCGGGCCTCTATACCGCCGAGGAGATGGGGCAGCAGGACAATCCCCCTGCCGCACCGCCCATCGTGGTGCAGGCGCTGCCGGCACCCGTGGAGGCCGCTACGTTGCCCCAGGACGCGCCAGCCGTTGCCGACGCCCCGAAGCCCGTTCGCAAGCGCAAGGCCGCGCAGGAGGCGACTGCGCCTGCCCCCGTGGCGTCGGCGGCACCCGCCGCTCCCGCGCCTGCGGATTCGTACCCCGACGAGTACGAGGGGCTGTTCCTGATCCGCCACGTGGTGCGCCGTCCCGGCAAGCCCGTTGCCGTGCAGGCCGCCGGCGAGCACGGCACCGCCTGGATCGCCGCCACCGTCCCCGAGTACGCAGACCTGTGCGAGCAGGCCATCGACAGCGAGCTGCGCCTTGACATCGCACGCGTCGGGAACTCGCTCACCATCATGCGCGTGATCCGCACCGCAGCCGCATCCGCACCTGTCCCCACCACCACCGACGCTGACGAACTGCCCTTCTGAACATACGAGGAGATACACCATGAACCTGTACGCCATTCAAACCGAAATCGCCACCTTGATTGAGGCCATCCTCGACGGGGCTGGCGACACCGTCGAAGCGCAGGCGGCGCTCGACGAGCACCTCGCCGGCCTCGCCGGGGTGCTCGAGTCCAAGGCCGATGACTACGCGGCCCTGATCCAGCACCTGCGGAGCCGAGCAGACGCACGCACCGAGGAGGCCAAGCGTCTGCGCGAGCTTGCTGCTGCCGACGACGCTCTCGCTGAGCGCCTGAAGCAGCGCCTGAAGGAAGCGATGGAGGCCACCGGGAAGGGCAAGATTGAGACGGCCCGGTTCCGGCTGTCGGTCCAGGCCAACGGCGGCGCGCAGCCGCTCGAGGTCACCGTGCCGCCTGAGCAGCTTCCCACGCAGTACCAGGCCGTGCGCGTCGAGGCCGACAAGGCCGCGCTGCGCGAGGCGCTGGCAGCGGGTGCTACGATCCCTGGCGTAGCACTCCTGCCACGCGGCACGAGCCTGCGAATCCGCTAACCCTGCCATCCTCTCCTCCCCCCGCCTGCGGCCCCACGACGGAGCCAAGGGCGGGGGTTTTCATTTGGAACAGCGGGCGCAGCCCGTAGGCCACGCCCGCTCGCAGTGCCGTAAGCGCGAACGCTTCCGGGCTGGTCAGTGGAGCTTATGCCCGAACTTCTTGTACAGCCAAGCGCCGGCAAGGATGCCGATCACGGCCACGAGAGCGATGAACCAGGTCGTACCCAAAAAGTCGGCGAGAATCATGTCTGTTTCTTTCTGCGCCCCTTGGCGCGTTTGAACGCCGCGTCAAACTCCGGGTCCGCCCGGAGCAGCGTGACGAGTTCCCTGTCCCCCTCGGGACGGGATTCATCAAGTGTATCGACTGCAAGCTCGGCGGCAGCCACCTTTCGCCGAGGAAGCCAGCCGATGGCGATGCGGACGGCCGTGCCAATGCCAGACTGCCACAGGACGAATGCCACGCCAGCGACCGCCACCGCGATGCCCCACCACTGGAGGGTGGATAGCCACGCCGGCGTGACCGCCTGTACGGACGGGATGTCGCCGTGGATGGCCGCAGCGGCGGCGTCGATGCGGGTCGCGCCGTGCACCACCACCTGGTCGCCCGTGGCGTTCCCGTGGTCGATGAGCGCGCCGGCCTCGTTGCGGATCGCCGTCGCGTTTGCGGAGATGCGAGCGACCGGGTTGCAGGCGGCGAGCGCGAGGACGAGCAGTATGGCGATCCTCAAATGAACACCCGGTACGGGACGGACGGCTCGGGCGTAAAGGTCGGCAGAGCCTCCACCTGGGCCTCGGTCAGCTCAATGGTGGCGCGGAGGTTTGCGTGGTAGCGGTTGTCGCCAGGGCCAATTACCTCGCCCTCGGAGTTAAGTCTTGGCGGGATCGGTCCAATGCGGTCAAGGGTAATGCCCGCAACGGGCTGGACGGTGACCTCGCCATTCACATCGGTCACTTCCTGAGCAACGCCAGCGGCAATGAGCGCATCATCAAGATCGGACTCTGTATTTGAGCGGAGTAGGTAGTCCATGTCAGGTGGTCAGGGCTTGCAGCGTGGTGTTGGGAAGTACGGACGGCCAATACTTGAGTGAGCGAATGCTGTTGTTGAGCATGACGTCTGTGCTAGTGATACTCGTTCCATTTGTGGACGGGCCGCCAATACTCAACCATGTTGGTTCGGAGCTGAATGCCAGCGTTCCGCTGGCAACCGTGCCGCCGTTCAGGCACAGATTTGCAGCCGTGCCGTTGTAACTGAATGCGCCTTTCGCCACCGCGCCGGCGGTCAGGCTGTTGCCCGTGGTGACAGTTGCCGCTGCAAGGCGGTCTGCCAACCGCAGCGTGAGCGCGGAAGGTGTTTGATACAGATGCAGATGTTTGGCTAATACGTCGTCTGTCGCAATCACCGTGCGAGCGGTTGAACTTGCCGCGTTTCCGTACCAGTTAGCCACAAACGTACCCGTCGTTCCGCCCGTGTACCAAGAACTGAAGTTTGAACCAGCAGCGATGATGGCGGTGTCAGTAGCGCGAGTAGCACTTGATGCAGCCGTCAGAATTACAGAACTAGGAATAGGTCCAGTTTCTATTTGCGCGCCCCAGATGTAATTAATTGATGCTGCTGACGTATCAAGGTTCGGGTAAACGGTATAAGTCAACGAACTTTGACTTAACGCAGTCGTGAACGTCACCCACACTCGCACCCAGCGATCTGTTGGCAAGTTAGAGAATCGAGTTCCGAAACTTGATACGTTGTCGATTCCAACGGCTGGATCGCTGCAAGCGCCAACAGTAGTTAGCGCAGTTCCACCGTTGAAAGGAGCAAGACGGAAATATGTCGTTCCACCAGTTCCTGCGCGGACGTACATACTGTAGGTGTATTGCTGATTTCCACTTACTGCTCGACTATCGAAAAGTCGAACAAAGGGACTCCCCAAACCAGAATCTTTTGAAATACTTGTACCTGTAAGGGTTCCACCGTCTGGACCGTTGATTCTCGGCACGGTAGTACCTACGCTTCCAGATACCGCGTTTATATTAACGCCAGCATTACGCCCCCATGTACCATTACCCCAGCAGTCTTGACCTTGAACAACCAAGTTTGTTGCCGTTGTTTCAATCAGCAATCCTTTGGCAACACCCGTGGTGAGGTCATAATCGAAACGCGGTTGATTCGTGGTCGCATATTGAATCAATTGATTGGAACCAACATACGTTGGGCCAGTCTGGATTCCAGATCCGGTCGCACGCGTGAAGGTGATCCGCGGATCAAGGACACCCGTGGTGAAGTCAAGCGACAGCGTGGAGCCGTCGCCGAGGTTGTTCAGCATGAACAACCGCTCGCTCTGCGAACGGGCGTTCGGACGGTGGAACCGACCTAGGAGGCTTCGCATCGCTGGCTCCGATCAGATGAAGGCGTAGAAGCAACCCATCGTGCCGGTCGAGGACTCAACCTGGATCGTGATGTACTGCATGCCGATGGTGTCGATGACCACGCCGGCGGGCGGGGTGCCGGCAGCAGCTGCCGTGCCAGGGCTGTAGATATTCACGGTCGGGACGCCAGCGCCAACCGTGACCGCATGGAAGAAATACTGCGTCGTGCTGTTCACCGATAGGCTCGGGATGCTGCCCGCCGTGGCGTTGTACGAGCAGGCGCAGTCGGCGAGCAGCGTCGGGATGTACACCGGGGTGCCGACCGTCTGCGTGTACGTGGACCAGCCGATCACGCGGAAACCAGGAGTCGTTGCGTTGTTCGCGCTGTGGAACGGAATCAGGCGCAGCAGGCTCGGCTTGTCGCCAAGGTTCGTCGGAACCAGGAACGTCTGCCCGGTCGTGGACGGAATCGTGGCAGTCGGGACGGAGGTGTCGTAGGTGCCGCTACTAGCGGTGACGAGGCCAGTCGTCAGGTAGTTCGGCTTGTCAGTAGCAACAACGATGTCGGTAGGCATGTGGTTCCTTAGGTGAATGCGCGGATGAGGTAGTTGGATACAAGGCTCATGCTCGCGCCGATGGCGGCTGCGGTTCCAAGCATGTAGCCACGTGAATGCTCGAGCGAACGGATGCGCGAGTCATGCTCCTTGAGCTGATCCTGCTGGTGGCTCTGCATGGCAATCAGGGAATCTACCTTGCCTTCCAGGCGGCCGATGGCGAGGAACAGTTCTTCGTGGTGGGTGGAGGTCATGGATCACCTATTGTGTGATACAACAACATCAAGTCTTGTTGCATCAGTCAACACATATGTTGAATTTCGTGTTTCCATCGTAAATCCAGAAGTTGACTTTGCCGTCACTACAATGTTGGGCTGGTCAGAAGTTGCGTTGATTACATATCCCGTCGATGGCAAATTTCCATCCGTAAATGTAATTGCGTATGTACCAGTCGCAGACTTTGAGCCGCCCATATTGAATTGAACATCATTGAACACCAACGGGCCAACCGCTCCTGTTCCGGAAATGGATGCAGATGCACGAATCGAATACGTATTACCACTTGCGGTTGGCGTGCTGGTCAGATTGATGTTGTTTGTGCAACTGCTGAAATAGTTGGCCGAAAAGGCTGCGTTGACATTCTTGTTGCTAGTTGCACCGACAGAAATGCCGTTTGACAACGATTCAAACCTATTTCCGGAAATCAACGTGCCATCGGTATTTTGAGACACCAGAATTCCAGTATTAATTGCTCCGGGATATTCAAACCCGTTTGAGATAATCGAGTTGTTTGAAACTGCACCAGCCGTTGTGCCTTCCAAAAACACTCCATATCCGCCCGCAAAACTGGTTTGCATTCGGTTGCCGATGATTAGGTTGCTATTGCCGCCATCACCGATATAGATGCCGTACGCACATAATCCGAAATAGCAACCAGACACAATGTTGTAGGTGGCTTCGGTAACGCCAAAGGTTGCCACATCCATGCGAATGCATGAGCATCCTGCTGTGCTTTCACCAGTGATCCACACATTAGTAATACGTCCAAACTGCATTGAGCGCCAATCAACAACAGCGTTTGCCCCCGCAGCACTGGAAATGATTCGCATGTTGGCAATGCCGCAGAACAGTCGCGTTACGGTTGCTTTGGCGCTGTTCTCAAACACACTTCCAGATCCCGATCTGGAAATGGTTGTTGCGCCGCCCATACCAGAACCGTTGATCTGAATGCCATCGCCCTTGAATTGCAACGCTGCCGTGGTGGCATACGTTCCAGGAATCAACTGCACCACTTTATACGCATCCATTGCGGCCTGAATACTTGTCGTGCAATTTGTTGTTCCATCTCCAATTGCGCCCCACCATTGTGGAAACGCCGCTTCAATTGCGCTAGTACCAAATACAACTGATCCAGTACCAACCAATGTAAATACAGATGCGATTGGCGCATCGAACAAGCCATTGACGGTTAGAGTAATTCCGTTGTTGATGGTAATGCCACCACCGCGAATCACACGAACAGACAGCGTGGTTGGAATAGTCAGATTTGCTGCCACCGTCACAGGCGCATCAATAACAAGTTCAGCCACTGTTGCACCAATAGCATTGACTGCTGTTGCAATATCATTTCCAAAGTCCTTGACGCTCACGACATCGCGGAGCTTG